AGACAGAGGACAACCAGGGACCAGGAGGGGCACGACGACTACAAAATAATAGAGGACGAGCTATATAACTACCACGCAGTAACCCGCGTAGGGACATCTGCCCCCAGTATTGTAATGCGCGGTAACTTTATTAATACTATATTTGAGTCGAACTTTGAGGGAATTGTAATAAAAATAAGTCCTAAATGTGTACACAGTATAGCAGATTATACGTACCTTAAAGAGGACGCAGAGGGTAAAAAGTTAAAAAAGAAGGTAAAAGACAAACAAACGGGAGCCAGTTTTGAGGAGTTTGGGCACACTAGCGACGCTAACGACTACTTTTTAACCGAAGTATTCAGCCCAGAGTATTTAAACTACCAGGAGCCCCCAATGATGACAGATAAACGGACATATAACACTAGTAACATAAGTAAAAGCTATTAAAATGGGTAATATCAAATTTCTACGCCAAAAGGACTACGAGCAGCAAATAACAGACGAGGACCTAATAACACTAGCAGGGCTAGAGGAGTCTATCAGGTTAGGAGCGGAGGACGCAGCCCAGGCAGAAATGGAGAGTTACCTATTGCAGCGTTTCGACGTCGCTACTATGTTTAGATCAGTAACGGACTACGACAACGCACTAACGTACGTAGAAAACAGCCGTATACAATGGATAGAGGCAGACTACGACGACGCAGCGAGCTACTTAGTTAACGACCTAGTAAACTATTTAGGGAATATCTTTATAAATATACAGGCGTCCCAGGGTACAGACCCTAGTAATACCCTGTTTTGGACTAATATAGGAGTTTACGAGGGTATTTATATACGTCAAGGCACCACTATTACAGCGGGCAACCTGCCAAATAATACGACCTTTTGGACCTATGGAGATGACAGGGACGCGCAGCTACGTACGTTTATGATAGATATAGTATTATTCAGATTGCACCCTAGATTAAGCCCTAGAGTTATACCGGACCTGCGAGTAGACCTATATAAGCAGGCAGTAACCTGGCTAAAAGACGCAGCGAAAGGGCTAGTTAGTACTACATTCCCCTTAGACCTAGACGCAGACGGAAACGACCAGGGCGGTAATATTACATATAACTCAAACGACAAATTAAAACATAGCTATTAAAATGGGACTAACTGATATATTAAAGGACAGTAGGGACTACGTAACCAAAAAAGTAACAGGGTTTACACCTACTGAAATAGTAGCACTAACGAAAAGTAAGCCGGATAGTCAAAGCGTTATAAAGCAAGTAGTACAGAGACAATTACACAGGACAAAGCAGGATATACAGACCTGGCGAGACGCCCTAGACAGCGCGGAGAGAGATATAAGCCCGGACAGAACGGAGCTAGTAAGAGGCTATAAGGACGTTTTAATAGATAATCACCTATCTAGCCAAATCGAGAGCCGTAAAAATAAGGTCCTAGGGTCCAGGTTTTGGATTGAAAACGCAAAGGGCGAAAAGCAGGACCAGTATACAAAGCTATTTACGGCGGAGTGGTTTTATACATTCCTAGGCCTAGCTATGGATGAGGAGTATTACGGCTACGAGGTTATAGAGTTTGGACCTATAGAAAACGACGAATTTACCTGGGTAAAGAAAATTAGAGAGGAGTTTGTGGTGCCGGAGCAGGGAGTAGTAAAAAAACAAATAGGGCTAAACGCGCATAATTCGACAAGTACGGACGTAGTAGACTATACTAGACCTCCCTACTCTAATTGGACCGTAGCGCTAGGTAACACGACCAACTTAGGCCTACTAATGAAGTTAGCGCCTTTAGCTATATGGAAGAAAAACGTTTTTAGCGCTTGGAGTGAACGGGCGGAGCTATTCGGGCAGCCTATCCGTATAGGTAAGACTAATTTAAGGGACGACGCTAGGCGCCTAAACATGGAGGCAATGATGGTAAATATAGGGTCCGCAGCTAGCGCTACCCTGGACTTAACGGATATAGTAGAATTTATAGAGTCTAATAACACGGACGCGCATAACGTGTATAACGAGCTAATAGAGCGCTGTAATAGTGAAATGTCTAAATTGATCGTAGGAGGGACTGCCACGACGGACGAAAAAAGCTACGTAGGCAGCGCAGAGGTACACGAGAGAAACGCGCAGAGCTACACGGGTAAGGATAAAAGAAAATTAAAGTACTTTATAGAAAATCATTTGTTTGCACTAATGAGACGCCATAGACTATTACCCCAGGACGCAGAGTTATACTTTTCCTGGGATATGGAGGAGCAACTAAGCAAAGTTGAAAAACTGGACGTTATAACCAAGTTAGCGGCGGCTGGTTTTGTCGTAGAAGACAGAGAGGTAGAGGAGGAGTACGGAGTAAAACTGCAGGGCACCCCAGACCTGGACCCCGAAAAGGAGCAGGAGGGAGACAGCCCAGTAACAGAGGTAGAGGCGCTATATAAGCCTTACATAACAGCACAGAGCAAAGTAGATGAGTAGTATCTATACAGAGGAGGAGGTATTTAACCTAGCGGCGCTAATACATAGCGGAGCGGTAGACCTTGAAAACCTGCCTTTAGACAACTACAACGCGGTAGGGTTTTCTATATGGAATGAAGTACAAAAAGCGTTCGGGGTAAGCCTGGACGACGTAGATAAAAACAGTACTAAATACAAAAAACTAGTATCTTATAAGCAAAACGTTTTTAACTTTTCAGCGGCTAAGACGTTTCAAATGGTAAAGGACGGGCAAAAGTTGCTATACGATGTAAACGGTATAAAAAAGGAGATAGACGTATTTAAACCCCAATTTAAAGCCGTAGAGGGAGCCTATAATAAAACCTGGCTACAGGCAGAGTTAAACCTAGCCCAGCGCCAGGGTACTGCGGCTAGACTATGGGACGATATACAGGAGGACGCGGACCTATTCCCGCTATTGAGGTACCAAACTGTAGGCGATCAGAAAGTAAGGGACGAACATAGGGCCCTAGACGAGGTAGTAAGGCCAGTAAATGACGCATTTTGGAAAAACTTTTACCCGCCTAACGGCTGGAATTGTAGATGCACAGTAGAGCAACTACCGGAGGACGAGGCAGAAATAACACCTATAGGGGAGGCTAAAAAGGTAGAATTAAATGCAGAGTTTGAACATATACCGCCTTTATTCAATTATAACCCAGGTATAGAGCTAAAAATATTTAGAGGGTCACACCCGTATTTTTCAGTAGGTAATAAATACCAATATTTGAAACGTTCTAATTTTGGCCTACGTATACCAGAGGTAAATAACGTAACTATAAAGGATGCCAAAGCGCTGGAATTTTAAGGAGGAAAAAACAAAGCTAAAAAAGCTAAAAAAGAAATTACCCAGGGCTATAGCGGTAATAGCTAAAAACCATTACGTAAAATCATTTAAGGAGGGAGGTTTTACGGACAAATCATTTAAAAAATGGGCAGTAAGAAAAGGAAACACGGACCCAGGACGGGCTACTTTGATCGGAGACGGCAAAAAGCAACAAGCGGGGACGCTACGGGACTCTATAGAAATACGTAGGGACACGTTTAAGGATATAAGGGTAGGCACTAACAACCCTTACGCGAAATATCACAATAAAGGCCAGGGACATAAAAAAAGGCAGTTTATAGGGGAGTCTAGGGTAGTAACGAATAAGGTAATTAAGTTAATAAACGCACAACTACGTAAAATATTTTAAGATGTCAGTAAAAGCAGATATAGTTAAGTCAATTAAAGCCCGTTTATTAAAATACGGAGCAGCGAAAACGGTAGACATATTTAACGAGAATTTAACGCACGAAGACAAGGAGAGCTACGACCTTCCCGCTGTTTTCGTAGAGTTTGCTAGTATGCCCTGGCAGGCGTACCAAAAAGGGACCCAAAAAGGAGAGTTTACTATAGGCCTACATATAATAGTAGACGACTATAGCCAGGACCTAGATAAGTTTTTCGACCCTATAGAGCTAGTACATCAGTATATGGAAGGGTTTACCCCTACAGGAGCTAGCGGTAAGATGACCAGGACAAACGAGGACCAGGACACGGACCACGAGCGCGTAGCAGACTGGACGGCCTTTTATGACGTAGCAGTACACGACGCTAGCGGAGACTCGCGTAACCTACTAGAGAGCGGCACCGTAGTACTAGAGCTAACTAAGTGTATAGGGTCCACTATCCTAGTAACACCTATACAAGGCAGCGATAAAAAGCTTGTTAACCTAATATACGAGGAGGGCGGAGACAATGAAATAGAATTTACTGCCACGTTAAACCAATCTGGCACCTATACGGCAGCTACAGGGGTAAATACGGACAGTATAGTAATTGAGGTAGACACAGGAGCAGGCTATAACGTAGTAACGCCTAGCTTTGTAGTACAAGTAGGGGACCTAGTTAAAATAACAATAACCAGGACAGACGTAGCCCTACAGAGTAGCGTAACCCTGGACGGTATAGCATAGTATGGCAGATATAAGCACTATAATAGAGTCAAAGCTAAAAAGCGGAGAGATAAACGGACTAGCTACAGAGTTTAACGGGACAGACGAGTATGTAGTACTTCCTAATAGCGAGTCGCTGCAGCCCGAATTATTGGACTTTTCATTTATGGCCAGGTTTACCCAGGCACAGATAGCAGGTAACAAGGTCCTACTAGGATTTATAAACGGGTCCGAAAAATTGTTATTTGGCTGGTATAACGGGCGCCCTACATTCCAATACGACGACGGTATAGACTCTTTTACCACTA